GCTGCAGGATCACCTGTTTGTGGGCTTGGATGAAGATCCGGAACGAGTGGGCCTGATGGTGTTTTCACCTCAGCTCAGAGAAGAATCCTATTTGGCTCGCAAGCACGAATACCTGCGGAATGTGGAGAGCATATTGGGCTTAAAGCGAGGTATGCTGTCCGATGCCAATATGGAACTGAGGACTGCAACAGAGATCGCGGCCAGTTCTACAGAATTTTCTCTGACGGTGATTGATTATCAGCTTATGTGGCAAAAGGCCGCAGAACAGGTGATGGCGCTTTGCGGGATTTTTGCGGAGCTGTACGGCTTCAAATCGTTTGATACCGGCATAATCAGTTTTGATTGGGGTAACGGCACGCTGTACGACCAGGAAAAAACCTGGGCTGACTATATGCAGATGGTAGATATGGGTATCTTGAAGCCTGAAGTGGCACTGGCTTGGCGATTCGGATTGCAAAATGCAGACGAGCAGACCATTCGGGAAAAAATGATGCCTGCCAATTAAACAATGGGAATCAAGCACGGCGCAAAAAGCGCGGTGCTTTTTTCATAGGCGCCCTGGCCGGCGTAAAAAGGCCAAACCGTTTGGGATGCGACCCCGTAAAAAGCGTAATACGAAAGGAGTTTATATGAAAAGAGAATTTTTGCAAGGATTACAGGTGGAGGGCGCACCTCTGCCAAAGGAGATCATCGATGCCATTATGGCGGAAAACGGCCGGGATATTGAAACCATCAAAAATCACTATGCCGACTACGACACCATCAAAGAGCAATTGTTGCAGGCGGAAGCTGCGGCTGAGGCTTTGGAGGCCGCAAAGGCCTACGAGGAACGGTACAACAAGGAAGTGGAGACCCATCGACGGGAAATGTCTGACTTGATTTTTAGCCACAATCTGGAAAAAGCCATCCTCGCGCAAAAAGGCCGCAACGCCAAAGCAATCACTGCACTTTTGGATGTGGAAGCCTTAAAATCCAGCGAAAATCAGCAGGCCGATCTGGAGGAGGCGCTGAAAAGTCTGAAACAGGACTTTGGTTACTTGTTCCAATCGGAGACCCCACCCCCTTACGCAAGGGGTACCGGCGCAGCAGCGCCCAACGAAAACAAAAGTCCTGCCACACTGGCAGGCGCATTACTTGAAAAATTTGAAAGGAAGTAAAAAATTATGGCTATTACACTCGCAGAAGCAAAGGTCGGCATGGCCGACAAGGTCGATCAGCAGATCGTAGATATGTTCCGTCGCAGCTCCTTGCTGCTGGACAATATGGTGTTTGACAACGTGATCTCTCCCGGTACCGGTGGCAGCACCCTGACTTACGGCTACATTCAGCTGAAGTCTCCTTCCACCGCATCCGTTCGTACCGTGGGCGGTGAGTACACCCCCGGTGAGGCAAAGAAGGAGAAGATAACTGCCAATGCCATCATTTTGCGCGGCTCCTTCCAGATGGACCGCGTGATTCAGAACACTGCCGGCGCTGCCAACGAAATGGCATTCCAGGCAGAACAGAAGATCAAGGCAACTGCCAACTATTTCCACAACCTGGTGATCAACGGTACCGGCGATGCTGCCGGTGAAGGCTATGTGACCGGCACTTTCGACGGCCTGAAGAAGCTGCTGACCGGCACTGCCAACGAAATCACCAGCCAGGTCAGCCTGAAGACCTCCACCGAGCTGGACGAAAATTACAATGCGTTCCTGGACGAGATGGACAGCTTTATCAGCACTCTGGACGGCACGCCCTCTATGCTGCTGATGAACAGAGCAATGCTGGTAAAGCTTCGCTCCATCGCACGCCGCGCCGGTTATTATGAGCGTACGCAGGACGACTTCGGTCGTACGGTAGAGACCTATGCCGGTGTGCCTATGGTGGATATGGGTCAGTATTATAATGGCACTACTGTGGAAGATGTGGTGTCTACCGATAAAAACGGTAAGACTGCTATCTATGCGGTATCTCTGGGGCTGGACGGCTTCCACGGTATCTCTCCCATGGGTGACGGCGTTGTTCAGTCCTATCTGCCCGACTTGAACGCCCCCGGCGCGGTCAAGACCGGTGAGGTGGAGTTGGTGGCAGGTGTGGTTCTGAAGAACACCCTGAAGGCTGCCGTGCTGAAGGATATCGCCATCGCTGCCGAATAACACCGGAGGCGCTGCCTATGGTAAAATACGAATTTTATGTAAACCAGTATCTGGGCAGCGCCATACCGGAGAAAGCCTTTCCCGGTGTGGCGGCCCAGGCAGAACAGATACTGAGTCGGTTTAAGCAGGCCTATCGGGTGGTGTCCTCGGGCCAGCAGGCGGAGTCCATGGCTATCTGCGCTATGGCGGAAACCCTATGGCAGAATCGGAACAAGGGCTTGACCTCTGCCAGCATCGGCAGCGTGTCTGTGCGCTATGAAACAGACAGAAATGTTTTGCGCAGAGAGCTGTATGACAAGGCCTGCATTTACTTAGACATCTACCGGGGGGTGGGATAATGCCTGTGTCGGTTTTAGAGAGGCTGCAGGCATGGCTTTCCACGTATCCCTACTGGGAAAATGTTTGTGTGCTTCCCAAGGGCATGGAGGAGACTTCCCATCAGGAAGATGTGCAGGGAAATGCTCTGTTGGGGTGCAGATATTATGTAACCCTGTTTTGGGAGATGTCCGGGCAGGGCGCTGAGGGGGAAAATGCCCGTCGGCTGCTGGATTTTCAGAATTGGGTTCAGGAGCAGAGTGCATCGGGTCTTGCACCCCAATTCGGAGATGTGCCTGCCCGGGAAAAAATCCGGGCAGAAAAGGGCGGCTTGACCCCCGGCGCCCAGATCGTAACATACACCGTAACGCTGGTTGCGGATTTTATGAAAGTATATGAGGTGAAACATTAATGGCAAAGATTGAACGAAAGTATTTTGCGCACTTTATCAACATAGATGGTTATTACGAGCGGTTGGGTAAGGATTTGGAGGAATTTAACACGGAAATGTCTGCCCAGGTGGAAACCAAGAAGAACATCTTGGGCGAAAGTTCTATCCTTATTTCCGGTTACGAGAAGACAGCCAGCGTAGAGCCCTTCTATGCAGATAAAGACTCTAAGTTGTTTACCCGCCTGCAGGTGATCATTGACCAAGGTAGTGTACTGGATGCATTGAAGACCGACGTAGTGGAGGTCAAGCTGTGGGAGATCCCTGAGGAGGGCGTATATCCTGCATATAGGGAAGAGGCCTATATTGAGATTGTCAGCTACGGCGGTGACACTACCGGCTATCAGATTCTCTTTAATCTGCACTTTACCGGCGAAAGGGAAAGGGGATTCTTCAGTTTAGATACCAAAACCTTTACCACCACAATTTAATCACAAGGGGGAGAGGGTAACCTCTCCCCTGTAACAAAGAAAGGGACTTACTATGGAGAAAATTTCATTTGACAGCGGCGTAAAGAGTTACAAGATCAACGGCACCGGTGTGCTGCACTTTAACCCCGGTGACCCCAATGTATACGCCCGTTTTTTGGAGGCGGCAGACAAGCTGCGGGGTGTGGAAAAAGCTCTGGTGGAGGAGGCGAAAAAGCTTCCTGAAGGGGACGGCGCCGGTATGGTACAGCTACTGAACCGGGCGGATAAGGAAATGAAGCAGGTACTGAGCTGGGTGTTCGGTCAGGAAAATGACTTTGACAAAATTCTGGGCGGTGTGAACCTGTTGGCGGTTGCTGAAAACGGACAAAGAGTTGCGATCAATCTGCTGGAGGCGCTGCAACCGGTTTTGGTAGAGGGCGCGGAGCGGTGCGCAAAGGAAAAGGTGGACAGCGCGGTACAAAAGGCAAAGGCACGGAGAGGTGAAGACTTGTGACACCGTGGGTTTTGCCCCAGCAGGCGGTATTTGGCGGTGTGATTTATCCGATTCATTCTGACTACCGGGATGTTTTAGAAATTTTCTCCTATTTTGAAGACCCTGACCTGCCGGATTCTCTAAAGTGGCAGATTGCGCTGGCGCTTTTCTATGAAGGAGAAATCCCCGGGGAATATTTGCAAAAAGCCCTGGAGTTTTTAGCGGAGTTTCTCAAAGGTGGCAGGCAAAGTCCTGAAAAGCCCAGACCTAAGCTGCTGGACTGGGAGCAGGACGGTGCGGTGATTATTGCCGAAGTGAATAAGGTGGCACAGCAGGAGATCCGGGCACTGCCGTACGTCCATTGGTGGACGTTCCTTTCCTGGTTTCACGGCATCGGAGAGGGACAGCTTTCCATGCTGGTGGGCATTCGGGAAAAGCTGCGAAAGGGTAAAAAATTAGAGCCTCATGAGAGGGACTATTACCGGGAGCATAGGGCGCAAGTGGTCCTGAAAACCCGATACAGTCGGGAGGAATTGGAACAGAGACAGGCACTGGAAAAGCTGCTGGGATAGTCCTGTGCAGAAGCATTTACCCGTGGCAGTACCACGGGCTTATTTTATAGGTAGGTGAAAGGATGGCAAACAGTGAACAAGTACTCTATGTAGATATGAATACAGATAGAATGAAGTCGGAAATCGAGGATTTGGGCGATGCTCTTTTAACGCTGCGACTTAGTTTTGAAAAACTGAAAGTGGCAATTACCAATGCAGTGGAACCCCTTGCGGCGTTATTGATTCCCGTGGTGAATCGGGCAGAGGGGGCGGCAGAGTGGCTGCAGGAGACCTTCTTGAAACCCTTGTGGGAATGGTCCGGTGATGCAATCATCAATGCCTTGGGCCGGCTGGGGGAACGTTTGGACAATATCGGCCGGTGGGTGCCTGCGAATCCGGAACTGACACAAACAATTGCCTTGTCGGATGCCGCAATGGGAACAGCTAACGGTGTGCTGGGTAAGTTTAACGGCATACTGGGTGATATGACAAGCCCTCTGGAGTTAGTTTCCGGTGGCGTGTTAACACTGACCGGTGTGATGGCGCCGTTGGTTAGCAAATGGGATTGGGTGAAAGATACTGCCTTATCTGTGTGGCAAAGCATTCAGTCGGCATGGGGAACAGCCGGGGATTGGTTTGGGAAGAATGTACGCGAACCGTTTTCGAAAGGTTTCAAGAGCATGGTTAACGGCATAATCGGTTTTGTGAATAATTTGATTGCCGGTGTGGTGTCGGCGGCGAACGGCATTGCGGGGGAAATCAACAAACTACACTTTACTGCGCCGGACTGGGTTGGCGGGTTTGGTGGCAAGAGCGTAGGTTTCGATTTTAGGACAGTGAACGTCCCCCAGATTCCCTATTTGGCTCAAGGCGCGGTGCTGCCT